TTGTTTAAGCGCACCAATCTTGGACATAATTTTTCCACGCATCTCGTCTTCCTTACCGCCACGAGAGTTGTCATATCCATAATGCGCCAAAATATTAAAGGAGGTACCGAACATACTCTGCGCTTCATCTAAGTCATGCAAAAGGTCGCCTTGGATACGGTCGTATAGTTTTGCTGACTTACGGTCAAATGTTACAAGGATTGGGTCTTTGTGGATTGAGTCTGGAAGATACGGTGCAACATCTGCATCTTTCTGCGCTTTACGAACTGATGCTTGCTTCATCTTCTCATGTAATACTGGAAGATTACGGTATCTATCTACTCCGCCCCAAGAATTACGAACAATAAAAGCTGAGTCAAAGATATCAAAACGCCCCAGTACCTCTGAATCAACAAATTGCATGATGCTATAAAGTTCTTCTGGCTTTCCGTTTTCAATAGGAGTTCCAGTGAGAGCAAATTTGTACGGAGCATTATTTAACTTTTTTGTGTATTTTGACCGTTTAGACCTGAAGGACTTGATAGCTGTTGCTTCGTCAAGCACCACGAATCCTCGGGGAAGGTTCTTGACGGAATCCCAGTCGTTAACAATTTGCTCGTAGTTAAGGATGATGTAATCAACCTTTGTAGTACGCCAGTTGAGTGCCTCTTCGTATTGAAGTGCTCGTTTTTTGGGTGTCCCATCAATGACCAAAGCTTTAGAAGTGCCACTTGTAAATTTCTCAATCTGATTAGCCCACTGGTATTTAAGTGAAGACAGACAGATTACCAAACCTGGCTCTTTAATTTCGCCCGAATCCATAAGACGTTCTACCGCTGCAATAGTCAGAACAGTCTTACCTAGACCTAAATCGTAGGCAACTAACATCTTTTGCCTATCGCACATGCGCTCTACAGCCTCAGGTTGGTAAGGCAGTAATGTCCCCGTAAAAGTCATAGGTCTACCCTATCAGGGCTTTAATCTTCTTAATCAAAGCTGGCATATCGCTATCGTTTTCAATAACAATATCAAACTCCCAATCGCTCAATTCATTCTCTGATACATGCTCATTGGCAGCGTCTATACCAGGCCTGTTGATGCGCCAAATTTGACCACCAAACTCTTTAATCCACTGTGCTTCGTTTTTGAAACGAACATCTGACACAACAACTTTATCCTGCGGTGCAACGTCAGATAGCGCTTGATAAATCCAAAACGTATCTCCAAATAGTTTGCGAGCGCCTACACCAAGGTCTTGAAGAAGTCTACGAACTTCTGGGAACTCTGTCTTTGCTGCTTCCCAACCTTTAGAATCAATGATGTCTTGCAAACGAAAATCCATATAGTTGTGAACAACAAGTGGGTCCATCTCATATAAAAGTTCACGAATTGGGTCAGCAAATGCAACTCTTTCATAACCATGAAGTCCCATAAGCATTCCTGCAACGGTGTCTTTTCCAGAGCGGGCATACCCGCTTAAACCAATAATCATTGTTGTTCCCAATTTTTAAGAATCCAACTTGAACTATTTTTTTTGTCATTTCCACCGATACCAAAAGCAAAGCTAACGCGGTCAGATTCAAATGCCATTTCTGGAATGTTGTCTTTACCTCGGTCACCACCATTAGCAAAAATAATATGGGCATCAGGATAAACCGTTAAAGCATTGCGTATGGCATCAATAGCGGTGTTGTCTGAGTCCTCAAAAGAAAAAACATCAGATACTGGCTTAAGGGCGCTAACAACAGAAAATCTGTCATCCCAAGTCATAAAAGGCTTTCCTTTTTTACGTGTCAACCAATCATCTGAATTTAAACCTACAATTAAAAAGTCTCCTAATTTCTTTGCTGATTCAAAATAAGCAATGTGACCACTATGAATTGGGTCAAATCCTCCAGTTACTAAAACAACTTTTTTATTCATAGGAAAGCCTTTCGTCCATGTATTGAGTGCTTTGCATTCTCTAAGCCGTACATTATCTCAGCCTTGCTCATTCCGCCAACATCTTTCATGTCTGTATCAGAATAATTAAAGAACCAACATTCCATGCCCATAGCCTTTGCATAATCAAGAAGTGCTTGGGAAGAAACGCGACCAGCCTCATCATTATCCATAGCAAATACCACACGCTCAGCAGAACGTATTAGTTTTAGTTGAGAGTTAGATACTGCTGAGCCATAGGTGCTGATACCGCCAAATACTCCTACAGATGCAAGGCGTGCTACATCTAAAGGTGATTCAACAACAACCATCTCCCCACCATTAAACTGCTGATAGCCAAACAAAGTTGCGCTCTTATTAACACCTGTTGGGTAATTGCGGAAGTAGCGCCCTCTGTAACCCTTTTCCTGCCATCCTAATAACTTATGGGTGTATGGGTCACGGATAACTGTAATCCAGTTCTCGTTCCTGTTATCCCACAAAATTTCATAGTAATTAGCAGCAACCTCAGTAATGCCACGAGACTTTAAAGCATCTGATGGTGGGCTATCAAATGCGCTTAACATAGACTCTGTAATTGGGTTGAGCTGTGGCTCTAATGGCGCTGGGGTCATCATGCGCTCAAATGCTTTAGATAAATTTATATCGCCTGTATTAATCCAAGCTTTGGCTTCTTCAAAACCAATACCTTGGCAGTACTCGATTAATGAAGCAAGGCTCCCACGAAACTTACAGGAGAAACAGTTATGCGCCCCAGTTTCTGCGTTGATAGACCACGAAGGGTTGTTATCAAGTTTTCCTGTTCGGCTAAAGTGAGCTGGGCAGTGGCCTTTAATCTCAGAACCAGTGATGCTGATTACTTCTATTCCTAAACGGTCTAGGACGTCTTGCATCTCTTCATTAGTCATTAGTAGTCCGTAGCTTCAATCTCTCGAAATTGTCCCGTATTCCAGTCCCATAGCAAAGATACTTCCGCTGGTCCAGAGTTACGGCTTGCAATAATCTTTAATAGTCGTGTGTCGTCAACATTCTCATCTTCTCGCTGAAGCCCAAAAATAACATCTGCGTCTTGATGGAAAGAAGATGAGTAACCAATTGCATCAGCAGTCACTTGCCCATTACGCATCTTGTTGTTAAGCACCTGAGTGGAGATAACAATTGGCTTGTTAACTCTTTGTGCTAATCGTTTAAGTGAACGGGTAATGTTGGTAAGAGCCTGCGGGGTATTAGCCTCGCCAGTCTGCTCATCAATCATCAGGTAAGTACCGTCAATAAAAACAATGTCAGGTTGTAAAGTCTGAATCTTGCTAGCAATACCTGAAACGGTTGAACCTTGAGCTGAGTCAATCAACCAAAAGTTCTCACGCATTCTTTCAATTCCTTGAAGGATGCGCTTGTATCGTGCTTCTTCTTCTGCCGTTAAAGAACCAGTTTGCAAACGAGTATGGGAAACACGAGAACGCATAGCATCATAACGAGATAGCTGTTCTACGTTGCTCATCTCAAAAGACTGAAACATAGGAACCTTGCCTGACATATGAACGTTCTGTGCAATTTGCAAAGCAAGAGTTGACTTACCAGTTTTTGGTGGAGCCACAATAACAATTAACTGACCGTTTTGTAATCCACCAGTTGCTGTATCCATTGTTGGAAACCCTGTAGGAACTCCTAAGAGTCCTGGGTTATCTTTGCGCCATAAGTAATCATCCCAACGTTTTAACGGGTCTTCTTTGACGTTAACATCAGATGTCTGTGACAAACCATCTTCATCAAGTTTAACGATGCCACGTTGAAGAGAAAGCAACGCGGACTCGTGGTCTTTATGTTTTTCAATAAACTCAATTGCATCACCAATCATAGAAACTGTAGAAGCTTTTCTACGACTAGAAACTAATGAATCTAAAATGTACTCGACGCTATCGGTTACTTCCATAACCTTGTAAGAGGGGAAGTTATCTTGTATTACTTCAACGCTTGGGCATTCTCCGTATTTAGTAAAGTGGGTACGAAGAAGGTTCCAAACTTTACGGTCTTCATTATCTAAAAACCAAGAGTCATTTACTTTGCGGTTAAACAAAGGAGTTAAGTCGCGGTCACTAATGACTTTGCTAAGTAGTTGCGTCTCTTTGTTCATAACTGTGTAAAGTCCAATCCCCAGTGACCGTATCTCATAAGGCGAGTGGGTAAATCTAGCACCCCAACTACCTCTGGTCTATAGGGGAGTTCATTAATCAAATGGTCTATGGATTCGTAAGAAGTAAAGTAACGAAAAGGGTTGGTACCCATATGGTCTAGCTTATCTACAACTAAACTGAGTTCTTCTTCGTTTAAAGTAAACGATGCTAGCTCCATGGTGTAGCCAATGTTTTGAGCAAAGACGTATAAACGGCTTAATAAAGTTCTATTAAAATTAGCTTTCTTATCTTTTACTGGAATAACTTTTAATCTTTTTTTAACAGTTACTTCATACTCAATGAAAGTATCAGAGATAACAATAACTCTCTTTGGCAGTTCGTTACTTATATCCCCTTTACGCATTTTTTAAACAACCTCTATTTTCCCAAACTTTAGTACGAACTCTCTAAACTCTTTGTTAGAAGTTTGCGCTTTCTCTGCATCTTCTGAAGTTGCTTTATAAGTAATCTCCAAAGGATAAGTGCCGTTATTACTTTCAATTCTTGCGTAAACAAACTTAACGTGCTTACAAATCATTCTGCCTCTAAACCCTGGGCAAGTGCAAACTAGCTTGTTGTTTGAGTCTTGACTTACTTCGTAAACGCTAGGACCAGGAACGTTCCCCTGTGTAAGAAACACCTGTATAAGTTTCAAATCCTCGTTCACGTTCGCCTCCATCAGCGTAGGTCTCGTTCGCCGTCAATTGGAAGATACACGAACGCCTCTTTGGCAAAACTACCAGTTGCATCCCCGTATGTCGCGGTCCAATTGTCACGAGATATATT